CGCCGGGACCGCCGAGACTGTTGGCACCCCCCTGACCAGTGAACAGGCCGGTCAGGAACGCCTGAATATCGGGAAGTGTGCCAAGGACCCAGCCCGCAATGTTGACGGCCACGGTGCCAAGATTGACGGCGAAATCGCCGAGCATGTCGCCGACCTTGGACCAGTCACCCGACAGCAGCGCGTCGGCAAACTCAGTCACAGCCGGAATGGCGTCACTGGTCAGCCACCGAACAAACCGGGTCAGGGGCGGTAGGAGCTTTTCGCCCACGGTCAGCGCCAGTTCCTCAAGCCCGCCCTTCATCTCCTCGACGGCGCCAGCCATGTTGTTCATGCGGATGGCGGCTTGCTCCGCGGCCTGCCCGCTGGACTTCATCCGGTCTTCGTACTCGCGCAGCCCATCGCCGCCCTTTTTGATCGCCTGATTCATCACGTCAGCCGCTTCGGCGCCGAAGATGGTAGCGAGGGCCTGCTCTCGTTGCTGATCTGTCGCACCCGCCAATGCCCGGTTTAGTTGGTCCATGAGGTCGGGGAGTGGGATCATGTTCCCTTCAAGATCGAAGGCACTGATCCCGAGTTCCGCCATCATCGCGGACGCCTCGGAGGTGGGGTCAGCCAGGTTGGTGAAGGCCCGTGCCAGCGAAACCCCCACGTCTGCCGCCTTCAATCCCAGCGAGTTGAAGTAGGCGATCGCTGCCGCCGTATCCTCGAACGCCCCGACAGCATCACCGGCGTACCGATTGAAGTTCGCCATCACCGGACCAAGGGCCGCCATCCCTCGATTGAAATCGGCAAGGCTAGCACTTGAATTGTTGAGACCAGCCGTCAGCGTATCGGCAACACCAGTGATCTGATCGCCTTCGAGCCCAAACATGTTCATCGCGTTGGCGGCCGCCTCGGCGCTGGCGGTCAGGTCCTCGCCGGTTGCCGCCGCTAGGTCAAGCGTCGCTTCCGTTGCCCCGGCAAGTAGTTCCTCCGCGGTAATGCCCATCTTGCCCAGGACTTCCTGAGCCTTGCCGACTTCGGTGGCACTGAACTTCGTGGACTTACCCAGGGCGCGAGCCTGCGCGGAGAGATCGGCCATCTGGTCGGCAGTCGACCCGGTAACGGCCTCGACCGCCGACATCTGCTGCTCAAAGTCCATTGCGATATTGGTCGCGGCCGCAAGTCCGACCCCCGCCGCCGCCCCGATCCCGAGGAGGGCAGCACCGGCCAACTTCGCGGCGCCGCCCACCTTCGACCCTAAACTGTTAACGGTCCCCGACGCATGGGACATCCCGCGGTCAAAGTTCGACGTATCCGCCGTGACCTTGGCTTCCAACTCGGCGACGCGGATGGCCACGGCTACGCTCTCCCCGCCGCGCGTGCTACGATGGCGCGACGTGCCGTCACAAGCGGAAGGAGGTCATGATGGTTCGCTCTATCCTGTTCGCCCTGGTTCTCGTCTTCGCACTCACTGTTTCCGCGCTGGCCCAGGAAGTACCAGCACTGCCGCCACCCTCTACTATCGGCGACGGCTGGACCCTGGTCGCAACTGCGCCGCCAAACCCGAACATGTCCGACGCGTTCAGCGCCGCAGCGTTCGGCATCTACGGTGGCCCGGCCGGATCGCGGGCGGTCGTTTCGGTATTCCGGGTTGCCGAGGGAGCAACGGCCATCCGTACGTCGTGGGAAATCGCCAACGCCGACCTTGAGACGTACCGACTGTGGCTGCACTACGGGATTGACTACAACAGCCAGCGAGCCCTGTCGTCGGTAAATCCACCGAACGGATGCTCCGACGTGCAGCGTTTGGAAGGCGTCGACGAGCTGGGATGGGGCGAGATTCCACTCGGCATAACCCTCTGCGCCGCCGACGATCCGCCTCTGATCGTTCTGGTCATCGCGTCCGGCGAGGTCAACGGACTGGGCGGGCACGAAGCATCCGACGCGATCGTCGAGGCGGTGTTGGCGGCGCAAACGCTGGCCACTCCAACCCCGTAGGCTGCACGTCACGGACATCACGACTTGCCCCGCCGATCAGCATTGGTTCGTCCTGCTTCCAGCTTGACCAGGCAAGACGTAATCCAATGTGGCTCCGTCGCGTTCAGTTCCTTCGCCGCCATCGCCGACATCCCCAGTTCCTTGCCGACCGCTATCCACCCCAGGTCGTCGTCCAGCCACTCCGGCACCGGCTCCACCCCGCCCGGTTCGTCCGCCTCCCAGCGCATCGTCTGCTGGTCATAGATGTTGGGGTGGCGCGCTCGTAGGGCTAGCCGCGCCGCAAGCGCCTGGCGCTTTTCACGTTTGGGAATGTCTCATCGATGATCGCGTCCATCAACGGACTGAGCACCGTGAGGCTAATTTCGCGAACAATGCCGAACTCGAGCGGCACCGTTCGACCTTCCGGCACCAGCACCTCGCGGTCGCTCCGGCGTACGACCGACCCTTCTAACTCCCAGGATTTGATGAGCCAGCAGAGATCGTAGGCCGTTCTCGCCTGCTCACGCTCGGCCGGATCAATCTCGTGGTCCTCGTCACCGAGGATGGGCTGGTCGTCTGCCTGGTTGATGCGGTTTGGGTAGTAGACGATTTCCGACCGTTCGCCAGCCAGGCGAAACGTCATGGTACTGGTCTTGTCGAGTGGCGCCACTCGACCGATAGAAATGGGCACGGTGGCCTCTCCTCTCGCCGGGGCGATCCCGGCCTAAAGCGTGGCGCGGTCGTTCACCAGGCGGATCGCCGCGGCGTTCCCACTCACCGAATCTTTTGCGATCTGGCCGGTCCATTCCCTCGTGTGAACCGAATCCGAGTCCGACCCCTTGCCGGCCTCCTTCCACAGCAGCGCCGTATCGAACCGGGCGCGGTAGTTGTTGGCGCCGGAGACCACGTCGCCGACGAACTCGACTCGCGAGAACTCCTTGGTCCCGACTCTGATCTTGGCGAAACGCGCTCGCTCGACCGCATCGACCGCGAATGTCAGCGCGAGCGTGTGTTCCTGGCCGGTCGTCTCGACCACGGAATCGGAGGTCAGCAATGCGTTGATTGGTCGCGTCCGTACCGTCCGCTCGGCGACGTCGAACGCCATCTCATAGATGTCAAGCAGTCGCGTCGTACCCAGCGTGGCCCAGGAGGTGTCGAGGAAGATCGACGCCTGCAGCGGGAACATGGGCACGGGACTGACGTCGGTCGCAGAATCGGAACCGGGGGTAGTTTCGGCTGGAGTGACAGACGGAGTGCCGCCGGTCAGCAACGCGATGTCAGCGGTCAACAATGGGATATTGACGCCGGCCAAGTGCTTGTGGAAGGTGAAGGCCACCGGGGTGCCGGGGGCCGGGCCGCCAGTGGCAGTGACACCGCCGGTGCCAATGGTGCGCAGGAGTTCAAGGGCAGATACCTGGGCGGCGGCGGAGGCATTCCAGGCAATCGTCGCCGTCGTCACGCCCTTGAACGAATAGGTAAAAGTGCCGCCGGTCTGCGTGCCGAAGGTGACGGTTTGCACCTCTTTGACGATGCCGGTCAGGTCAACGCCCTCGACGATTTTCTTGCCGAAGCCGGCGGCGGTCAGGTCGAAGCCGCCGCGGCCGCCGGAGAAGCCCAGGCCGTTGAAGATAAACCCGACGGCACGGTCGGAGTCGTCGGGCTCACCGTATTCGCAGGTATAGGAAACGGGTCGCAACGGCGTGCGACCATCCCAGGCCCAATCCCACTGATAGGCGACCGGTGACCCGCCGAGCGACGTGATCGTGGCGTCGCCGAACAGCGACGACAGCGGGTAGACGAGGCTATTGAAACAGGCTTTCCCGTCGAAGTCGGCCTCGGTGAACTCGTCGTTGAGGACGCCGATGGTCGGCGCGGTATTGCCGGACGGCAGGAACGTCTCGACCTCGTAGGTGGGGCCGAAGTTCGCCATCATGTTCAGGATGCGCTTGAAGGCACCCGCCGGCGTCGTGCCGTAGATGGCCTCGGGGATGAGGCGGAACTGTTGAATCTGATAGCTGCTCGGCATGACCGGCACCCCTTCGTCGTAGGGGTGCCGGCCCGCTGGGGGCGCCGACCCGCGCTCGTTTGTGGTTTAGCCGAACGCCACCTCGACTTCGGCCATAGCTGACGTGCCACGATGGACGATGACGTAGCGATCGCAGCGCGAACACTTCTTGCGCCAGGTCCCCCGGAAGTCCTCCGACCGTTCACCGATCACGGCGTCGCAGCGGGGATCCGGGCAACGGACCATCACCATGCGCAGGCCGCTGGCTCGGCTACTACCGCTGGTCTGCTCGAGTGCGTATCGAGACCCGATCTGCGTCGTCGTCGCCATCGTCAGCCCGCGACCTCCGTCACCGTCGCCACGACCACTAACCGCCGCCCGTCGGCGTCTCGGACCGTCGCCCGACCCGCCCGCCAGATCAGCACCGGCTTGCCACACTTGCGGCACGTCGTTCGGAAACAACCCGTCACGGCATCCCCCACCCGACTCCGGCAATGCGGACACCGCAGCCCATCGCCGGCCACCTCACGCGGTCTGCCGCAGGTGCAGCAGGAACCGGCCCGACACACGTTGCCAAAGTGGCGGACCAACGTCGGCCGGGACGAAGATCGGACCGCGGTACGTCACGTTGACCGACCACCCCGACCCGTCGTCGGAATCGAATGCGAACCCCTTGCCCCGCAACTCGGGACCGGACAACTCGCCCTGGATGAGCTTCATCCCCGGCCGCAGCAGTTGGCGGTCGGCGCTCGGCTCCCATCCCGTCACATCCCACAGCAGCCCCAGCAGGGCGATCCCCCCGCCGAACGGCACCGCCGGCTGCCCCTCGTCCGGCCCGGCGAAGTCATGCGTAACATGGCGCGTCTGGACATCGGGCGGCGAAAACGCGGGATGGATGCCGCCGGGGAACTGAGCGACAATGGCGGGTACGCCGGTCAGCACCTCGTAGACGAACTGCTCGCAGACGGTGATCGGCTCGAAAGGGGCAGTCATCGCTCACCCACCCAGCGCCGACTTGATCTCGGCCGCCATCGCGGGGCCAAACTTCGCTTCCTCTGCCTGGACTGCACCTGTGAAAAAGTGCGTCGCCGGCACCCCGCGACTCGTCCCCCGGTCCTGGAACACCGCGTAGGGTGCGCCGGACACCGCAACTGATCCCAGCGGGCCGATCTTACGCGCCACCGTCTCTTCCCGCATCTTGCCGGTATCGCCCGGTGACGCGGAGTAGCGCGACCGTGCGTCGGCGGCGATCCGCTCAGAAGACGCCATCGTGCCCCGCCCGAGCGCTACCCGCGCCAAGGGAATCATCTGGAGGAAGCGGTTTTTCTTGATCACGAACGTAATCATCCGGCGGTCCCCGCTCCCGTCGCGACGTCAACCATCTCGACAGTTGCATTGAGCGCGATATCGGTCACAAGCCCTCCGAACAGGCGGACGGTCACAACGGGCGGGTCCGGTCGGCAAAGCTCAAACTCGACGCTCATCACGTTGGTCAGTTGCTCGCCGGTGTCCGCGTCGAAGACGTGGAACTCGTGAGCAGCCGGCCCGCCCACCAACCGGATGCGCAGCGACTTGGTCCGCACATCGTTGGTCATCGCTACCCCCGCACTCGCCGCGGCGACCGCGGCTCCGCCTCGGCCTCGGCCTGGTCGCGCGGCCCGTCGTCAACGATGTCGGCGATGTCAAGCCCCACCGAAGCCGCCGCGACCGGCTCGTCCGTCCCGGCCCGCTTAGCCGACCACATCGCCGCATCGTAGTCGTGCAGGTGCGGATTGCCGCCGGCGTCGTACTCGACAACGTGGCTGATCTTTGCGTGCGGGTGAGCCGCCGTCGCCCGCGCCACCGACGCCGACACCGACTCGTCCCTATCCCCGACTTCGTAGACCGACCCGGCCCGGTGGCCGTCGGCCGCCTCGGGATAGACGATACGAACGGCCATCACTTAACCTCCATACAACTGCATATCAGCTCGAACTTGAATGTCGGCTCATGCGGATCGTTTATGACCTCGAACACTTCGCCGGTCCGCAGGCTCCGGATGCGGTGATCCTTGCCGATCGCCGTCCCGCGCGGCAGCGCGATAGTGTGCGAGGCCTCCGCAACGAGCCGACCGTCGGCCAGCCGCTCGACCGGAGCCCGGTCGTCCCTGGCGACCCGGCACGACACGATCCCCCCATCGGCATAGGTAAATGACCGCGCCCCACCTGCCCCGGTGACTGCGGTCGGGACCACGATCACGCACGAGTCCTTGCGGCCCCCGGCGAGCGCTATCCCGATCGCGTCCATGTCGGCGTCGTTCAGCCAGGGAGCGGCCATCTACCACCTACCAGTTGGCCGGATCGGCCGGTCGCTCGAAGAACGGTTTGACCCGGTCAAGGTTCGACTCGGTCGCCGCGCGCTCGGCCGCCGAGAGCCCGCCGGCCCACGGCACCGCATTGAGGGCACCGAGTAACCGAAGTCCATATGTTGACTGCGCGATGGCGAGGGCGCGGTCCCGCTCCGCGACCGCGTTCTGATACTGCTCGCGTAGGTTCGCCCTCGCCCCGGACGCGGCGACGTTCATCTTCCCGGCAAGGGCGGCGACGATGCGAGCCCAGCCGAAATAGATGACGAAGGCAACCGCCTTGTCCTCGTCCCCGTCGGGCGCCGACGCCCCCGCCAGGCCCGCCTCCGCCACGTTCAACGCGCGAAATGTGTTGTCGAGTGGCTCCTTCATCGCCTTGGTGGTATCGGTTTCCGCCACGCCGGCCACGGCCAACTCGTTGGTCAGCTCTCCCACTACGGAAACGAGGAGATTGGCACGAGTTAGAGCCATCGGCGATCCGCCTACTGCTTGACGACGACGAACGCGATGACCAGCGCGGCCGAAAAAGCGACCGT